GTCGTCGGCGAAAAATAGTGGCCTCCCTGGACGTAGTAGGTGCCTTTCTGCGTGCTCAGGATCGAATAAGCCGCGCTATTGTTAAACGTCGCCATCACTCACCCCGCGCTTCTTTGATCATCTGCACGAGCTTTTCCTCACCCGTGCGGTGATGCGGGTTCAGCCCCAGCGAACGGGCCTCCTCGAAAAGAGCCTCACGACCTGGTGTCTCTTCCGGACCGATCGCCGCGGCTTCTTCCTCGGCGTTATGAACGAGGATGCGCTCGCCGTTCGCCAGCTCAACCCACTTCGGGAACTCGCGGTAGACGTACTCCGCGGTGAAATTTCGCATGTTCGGATGCATCGCTTCCTCACTCAGTGTTTAAAAAAGGGCCGGCCGAAACCGGCCCAAGAACCGCAGGGGAAAGCGTTACAGCACGTCCGGTACGATGACTGCCCACTCCGGACGGATCGCAGCGAAGCCGTACAGGATGTCCATACGGGTGATGAGGTTGTCGCTCATCACGTCGTACGCGGTGATCATCCGCATTGCGACACCATCGAACTCCGCGCGGGCCGACTCGACCACACCCGACGTCGGCATGACCAGATCGGCGGTAGCCAGGGTGAAGGCTTCGGGGTAGTAGGCGAGGTTCTGGCGGTACTTCGAACCTGCGGTCATCACGAGCGCCAGAGCTGCACCGTTGGCCGGCGAAGCGGTGACGGTGTTGAACGCGGCCGGGGCGGGCACGATCGACGGGTAGATCGGAATGGACGTTGCACCCGAGGCCACGTCGGCGGTCACGACGAACTGTTGCAGCGAGCCCAGGTCATCGCCGGTCAGGCGATTGATCGCATTGACGCCGACGATGGTGATAATGTCGCCTTGCTTCAGCGTGCCGGTGATGGCGTTGACGGTCAGCGTGTTGCCGGTTTGGCCGGCGCCGTTGACGGTACCTGCGGTGAACGTACCGACCGTGTGAACCTTGGTCGTCTGGTCCATCATCCAGTCGAAGCCCAGCGTGTCGGTCGTGATCATGCCCGACTCGTACTGCTCGCTGATCTTGCGTTGCGGGTTGAACAGGCCAGTCAGCGAGCCCACGGTGCGCGCTTGGGTCAGCGGATCCATGATGATCTTGCGATCCATGCGCGGCGACAGGGTTTGGTCCAGAATCGCGCCAGCCGACAGCCATGTCGTGGCATCCGGCGACACGAGGTTGCCGCCGCTGATTTTCGGCGCGATGTTGGATGCAGCGTTGGCCACATTCATCAGGTCGGAAGCCACCGATGCGGCCAGACGGTTCACAGCCGGCGCCAGGATGCGTTCGCTGTAGTCGTCGAGAGACATCGTGCGCTCGGCCGTTCCGAACGAAACCGGAACGTTCTTTTGCGTCGCGACGGTCAGCGTGGTGTTCTGCTCGTTGGTGCCCTGCGGGGTAATCGCTGGGCCCGTGTTGACGACGTAGTCGTTTGGCAGGCGGATGCGCAGGGTGTTACCGATCTTCGCGCCGTCACGTGCGAATTGGTCGTCGTACTGCTTGTTGACGGTGCGGAGGAAAGCGTTCGTCTGCGTGAACAGGCGCACCGCCTCGTTGGTGATCATGTTAATGGTAAGCAGGCTGTTAGCCATGTCTATCTCCGTAAAGGCAAAGAAAAATGCGATTGCTCGCGTTTCGTCCCTGCCCTGCGGAGACTGCTTAACGGGCCATACGACAATTAACGGCTTGCCTACGCCTGCTTACCCCGCTTGCGCGGTCAGTACTGCGGTGCTTCTTAACGGCGCTTGCGCGCCTGTTCGTTACGCCACTTAAACCACTCTTTCGAACCGACGGCCGGCTCGACTTGATCGGATGCCGACGAACCGCCCTCGATGTGCTGCACTGGCGCCGGCGCCTTCGACACCTGCTTGGTCAGTGTCTTCGTGGCCTTATCGGCGAGCTTCGTCATCTCGATGCCCATCTGGATGGGGCTCAAGCTGGCGATGCGAATTGCTTCCTCAAGGTTATCGTGCTTGCCCAGCCATGCCACGACCTTCTCAGCGTTCGGAACTTCTGCGATCACCTTCAGGAACTCAGGACCGCCTACACCAGCGGCGTTCAGGTTGGCCACTGCGACATCGAACTCCTGCCCGAACTCCTTGCGGCCGGCCGTCTCGATCTGTGCCAGGCGCTCGCGTTCACGCTCCTGCGCACGCATGTTCTCAGCGTAAGCACGGGCCAGTTGGTCGACGTTCTGCTGCGGTGCCGGCGTCACCTGAGCGTCTTGGCTAGGATTGGCCTGCGCACGCTCTGCGATCTCACGCCAGCGCGCGGCCTCTGCTTCTGCCTCACGACGCTTGGCCGTGATTTCAGCCATGCGGCGCATGACCCATTCGGGCGGCTCCTGCTTGGGCTCCTGCTGTTGCTCGACCTGCGGCGCTTCCTGCTGCTGGACTGGCTGCGCCTGCTCTTGCGGTTCTTGCTGTGTGATGACTTCGTCTTCCATTTAGGCTCCCTGGTTGGCTTCAAGTGGTGCAAGCACGGTAGCCATACCCGCGGCGTACGCGGCGTCTGGGTCCATGCGGTCTTCTGATAGGTTTTTTGCGGGGTTCGGCGCAGTGAGAATTTCCTGAACCATCTGACGCACGATCGCGCTCATTTGCTCTGGGTCGAGTGCCGTCAACACCGCTTTCATGCGGTCTGTCTCGGCCTTGAACGACTGCACGAGCGTTTCGCGGTCGTTCTCCATGCGCAGGGCCAGATGGTTCAGCGCGTCCATGTCCAGACGCTGCTTCTCCATTTCCTGCGCCTTCGTCTTGTCCTGCAGCTCTTGCTGAAGTTGGTGGATGACCTGGATGGCTTGCTGGAGCTGCTGTTGGAGTTGTTGCTCCTGCGGAGACGGCCCTTCGCCGATCGCGCCCGGGTTGATGGCCTTGATCCAGTTGCGCATCCGCTCCTGCAGCTTGTCGGCAGCCGGGAAGTCTGCATTGCCCATGTACAGGTCGCCAATAACCTGAGCCAGTTCGGGTGCGGAGGCAAGCAACTGCGTCATGGCATTGAACGCATCTTCGCGGCGCGTCTCGAAGTTCGGGCCAGCCTTCGCGACGACGTCGTACTTGCCAACATTCGGGTTGAAGATGGCCGTGACCTTGGCCTCTCCGTCGTCCTTGTTCTGCTGGAGCGCGGTCTGCTGCGTCGGATCAATCTGGATCTGCTGCTCATCGCCGTTCTCGGCCAGGATCCGGATGATGCGCTTCGTGTCGTAGATCTTCGGAATCAGGTCAATCAGCTGCTTGCCAGTGAAGCGGATGGCCTTCGCTTCCTTGTCCTTGAAGTGGAACGTGACGCGCGAACCTTGTTTCTGTCGGCGTTCGATCGAAACGCCCGAGATTTCGTTGCCTTGCTCGCTGAACGTGGCCTCATACTGGCCCGATGCCATCATCAGCTCGCGTTCAGCCGTCGACATGCCATCCATGTACACCGGGGCCGTCGCGGGAACCTGTTGACGCTCGGGCGACGGGATCGGATTGCCGTTCTCGTCCGCGTGGTTGTACGGCAGGTAGGCATGGTTCTGCGTGTTCGCCGTGGCCCAGTAGTTCTCCAACCCTTCGATAGCCTCGACAGGCGCCATGTACGGCGATTTGCTTTGCAGGGCGCCGAACTCCAGCGCAGCGGAGGCGTTGTAGTTGTAGGCGCGTTGGGCGTCTTTCAGGTAGCGCACGAGGCCTTTGCGGTCCAGGCGGCCCTCCATGACGATCTCTTCGCCAGGAACACGGATGATCGGGATGTACTTGCCGGCCCAGGTGCTAGACTCGGCGATCTCGTCGCCCACGATCAGGTAATGCTTGACGGTGCGCTTGTCGACGCGGCGGCGTTGCGCATTGCCGGCGTCGTAGGCCGCCTTCAACATCGCACGCGCTTCCATCGGAATGTCCGACTCACGCACGTACTCCACACCGCTGTCGCCCTCGATGGCGTACAGCCATTCCTTCGACTCGACGACCTCGTAATACTCGGCCACGCGCACGGTGTCACGGCGATTCCATGACAGCGCGCCGTCTCCGAACGTCTGGTTCTTCAGGATCGTGCCGAACTTGGCCTCGGCCTTATCGCGCGGCATATCATCGAAGATGAAGCCGTAACGAGCGTCAGAGCCGTCCTCGTTCTTGATGTGGGGGTCGAGGTAGACGGACAGCGGGTCCGGCACCTGACGGATGTAGATTTCCTGATCAAAGCTGTCCTCGTCCGCGTAATCCGTGACGATGCGCCAGTAGCCGATGCCGCCTCCCACCTGGAACTCACGTGCGCGGTCGTAAGCCGTCTGCGCGTCCGAGATGTACTCGATGTGGCGAACGATGCCCTCGATGATCTGCGCGGCCTCGTAGGTGGCCTGGTCGCCAGTCGGGTGCACGACGACGGATGGCTTGTTCTCCTTGCCCTCGTTGACCACGTGCAGCCAGTGCGTGTGCGTCTTGTTGATCGTGACCATCGGCTGATCTTGGATCTGGCGACGTGCACGCACCGCAGCGTTCCATTGCTCCTGGTTGTCCGAGTCAGCGAACAGGAAACGGATGTCGTCCTTGAAGCGCTGGCGTGCGTCCTGCTCCCACTCGACACAGACCTTGAAGCGCTTATGGGCGCGGGCGACGATGTCTTTAGCGCGTTCTGCCATTACAAGGACCACTCATTGACGATTACGTTGCGCCCGAACGGGAACAACGTGTACTGCTTGTAGCGCATGCCTGGATGCTTCCTTGCTTTGCGGTAGAAGAAGGTTCCTATGTCGTCCCACCCATGCGCGCTACGGATGCGCCCCGTGAAATTCCCAGTGCCTTCACCAGTCTCGTGCGAAAGATCCTCAATCAGAACCTCAAGGCGAACCGTTGTCTTCGGAATCGGCCCGACTTCCCTGTCGATTTCCATGCGCTCAATCTGCTCGCGGTTCATAGTCACATCCAGCTCCCGCCCATCGAGCGGCCAAGGTTGAGCGGGCGACGCGGCGTCGTCTGGAAGTTGCGCACTTCTTTCTTCGGCTCCTTCAGTGCGATGGCCATGTAGCCGAATGCGTCAGCAGCGTGCGAGGCCCAGTCGTGCAGCGGCTCGTTGCTGAACTGCTTCGTGTCCTCGTCCACGCGATAGCGGTAGTTGCGCAGGGCGTCCATGCCCAGTTCCGTCTTGCGCTCGTCGAAGTAGCAGAGCGGCAGGATGAGGCGTGCAGCCTCAATGCGCGTGTCCACCGACGTCTTTGGCACCGTGCGCGTCTTGAAACCAGCGGCGCGCAGTTGCTGGGCTACCGTGCGTTCAGCCGCCAACAGTTCGTTGTTCGCGTCGTGCGGCAGCCAGCAATCGCCGTACACGTAGCGCTTGGCCTGCAGGTCGACGATGTACTCGCCAATGTGCTTGCCCACGCCTTCCATGTAGTCGATAACGCGGTATTCGAACGGGGCCAGTTGGCAGAACCAGATGGCCGTCTTGTCTGCGCGGCCCAAGTCCCAGAAGATGCTGACAGGCTTGGTGGGGTCGTACGGCACACCGCGGATGCGGCCAGCCGCCTCGCGAAGTTCCTTGGCGTACACTGCGCCCATCACAGGCGTCTCGAAGCTGCACAGAAACTCCTGCTCGAAGTACGCAGTGCCCAGCGTCTCGCCGTAGTCTGTGACGTACTCGGCAAGCAGCTTGTCCAGTTGCTCATCAGTGAGCACACCAGTGTCCTTGGCCGTCAACACCTGGGCGAATGCGTTCGGGTCTTCCTTGGCGCCTTGGAGCGTGCGGAAGGCGTGGTTCTTGCCGCGGGGCGTGGTGTTGAAGATCTGCCAACCTCCGTTCTCAGCCAGGATCGGACGCAGATATGCCTTGGCAGCCGGATTGGACAGCGCCCATTCCGAATAGACCAAGCCAATCGGCGGCGAACCGACCAGCGAGTTGAAGTTGTCAGAGCCAACCACTTGCCATGTACTCCCGTTGACGAATTCGATGTACATCTCCTGATCGTTCTGGCGCTTCCGGATGGCCTCGGGAAACGCTTCATCGATCCTCTTGCGGCCTGTGTGCGGGTTCACCGCGTTCCAGATCGCTTTCTTTGCCTGTGAGGCGAGCGGCAGCATGTACCAGTAGGTGCCTTTCCTCTGGAATGCTGCTACAGCCGTCCAGTGCAGACCCAATTCATCCTTGCCGCTGCGGCGGTGCCAAACCACCTCACAATGGCGCCCCCCGTTCTCCAGGTATCGCCACGCATCCAACTGGTAATGGCGCGGCTTCCAGTTATTGGGCAGTTGGATTGCCGACATCGCCGAATCGCACAATCTGGATGGTGAAAGGCTCGCCGCCTTTGCCCGTCAATTCCGTTTGCTGCACCGCTTTGCCATAAGCCCGGTCGATGATGTATTCAGCGGCCGACAGGCGATTGCGCTCGTTCTCGCCGCTTTCCATGATCTGGCCAATTACTTCAAGCGCTTTCGGCGTGCGCTTCTTGCACGCCTCAATAAGGTCAAGCTCCTCTTGCGTGCGTTTTGCACGTCCGCCCGGATTGCCTGATTGTCCTTTTGCGAATGGCATTGCTAAATATTGCTTTCAGTTAATTACTTCTTGCCGCGCTTGCCCAGCACGCGATCCGCTTTCGCGTCGATCTTGGCCTTCGTGCTTTCGCTGATCTTGCCTGCCTTTTCCATCTGGCTCGCGCGGGCCTTCGCATTCGCTGCGTGGCTTTTATCGGGCATCGGGTATTTGCGCTCGCCCGGCATGCCGAATTCGGACTTCGGGAGCTTGTTACGGGTCTTTGCTTTGAGTTCAGCCATGTTTTGCTTTCAGAATGGTGCAGCAAAAGGACGGGCAAAGCTGATCGGCGTATTGGTGTGCAACCGCGGTCGGCATTTCCTCAGCAAGACCATCCTGGAATTGGGCAACGACAGGCTTGATGAACTTTTCAGAGAAATCATCCATGCTCAGCGTCAGATCATGGTTGGCGAAGTTGTCGCCCTTGATTACATGCCCATCTGCCCACCACAGAACTTGAAAGGAGTCAGTGCCGATGTCGTAATACCGCATCACGCGGCAATCACGAGCGCTCCCCATGAGATCGGAGAATTCCTGCGCCATGAGGATTGGCGAAATGAGGCAATACGATTTGGCCATTACTTGCTCAGGCCTTTGTCTTTCGGCGCGCGAATGCCGTTCACGCGAACGGGTTCGGGTTTCGGGCCACTCGGCGGAGTACCGCCGTGGAACGTACCCGCTTTTGCATCACGAGATTCGCGGGCGCAGCTGGCCGCGTATTTGGGATTGCCTTCTTGACCTTTACCGAGACCGCTCATGATCGCTCCATTAAAACGAGATTAAGGCGCAATGGCCCGCAGTTTTAATGGTAGTGATCGAGGGAAATGAGCGCTAGAAATGAATTGTCATGACAGTTAGATTTGGCGGATTAATCAACTGCTGGGACTTCGTCGCCAAACTTTGAAGCCACATAAGCGCGCATGGCGGCTATCAGTGGGGTAGGGCCAGCGTAATCGAAGGCCCGCTGTTTAAGCACGGCGTCGTCCCAGGCGCAGCCGCGCCACAGTTCGCGCTGAAACAGGGCCACGCCGATGCCATGCCGCTCGATAATTGGGCCAGCAAACCGCCAACTAACGGAATACATCAGGTGATCAACGACACGACATCCAGTAGGGTGGTCGAACTCGCGCTCCGGCCCCTCCGGACCCATGCGGAAGCCACTTAACTGGTCGATTCCTTCAGCCCTCGCAACCCAGTAGTCCAACTGCGCGCCTTGCAGTTCTTCGACCTTCATGCATTCTCCCTGTTGTTCTGTTCCATTGTAAAAGCCAGCTGCTCATGAATCCACCGCAGCCGCGCCGAAAACATCTGTCGCGACATGCGCAGCTGCGCAGCTTTGGTTTTCTGCGGGCGCGGGTCGCAGTACTCGAGTTCGATCACGCGCGCGGAGTTGGGAGCGAGGCGGCCAATCTCTTCGCTGACGCGCTGCAGGTCCGGCGGCAGGTTCCCGGCCGATGCGATGCGATGTGCGGCCCATTGTGAGAGTAGCTTGCGGATCGGGGGCGTCACGGCGGTGTCTCCTTGTTCAGACGATCGACCATGCCAGCGCGAATGAAGCGGCCAGCAAGCCACCCGACGAGCGGGGACAGGGTGATCCAGAATCCAAGGGCGGCGGCAATCATTGAGCCCCCATAAGCTTGGCAGCGATCGTGATGCCCATCGTGAAGATCATGCCCAGCATCCAGCCAAGGGAAAGAATCGACAACGGGCCAAGCTTCAGTCGATATGCGACGGCTTCGCCACCGAAGATGCCAAGGATGGTCAGGAATACTCCAGCAATTGCGAAAATGGTCATGCGTTCTCCTTGGTGCGGTGCACGCAGCCCGAGCAATGCGGGTCGGCGGCGTGCTGTTTGGTGTATTGGCAGTCGGTAGTATCGAAAGCCGATTCGACCTCGACATATTCGGCGGCCCGAGAAAACGTCCCCCAGCCCTCATCGATTGGTTCGGCATAGCCAAGTTGCGCGAGGTAGGTGCTATTCGCTACGGGGCGCGGCTTGTTGTGGCAGCCGTAGATGCTCATGCAGTCTCCTTCAGTGCGCGCAGCTTGGAGGCGTATTCGGCCTTCATGCGCTTCAAGTCGTCGATGGTGTAGTTACGGGGCGTCTGGTCGGCTTCCAGTGCTTCCACGGCGTCAAGGCCGATGCGGGCGATCAAGCCGCGGCGGTATTCGACAGCGTTGCCTGAGCGGTCCCGGTTGCAGTGCACGAGCTGGCGGTGGACGTTGCGCTCGTCAAAGCGCAGGTGCGGAGCGCTCCCGACGCTGCGGTAGTGGCCGGCATCCCATGCCGATCCGGTCAGGTAGTCCTTGATGTTCGTGCGGCCGCAGCAGATGCACGACTGGTAGCGATCCCGCTCGCGGATGTAGGCGTTGAACACGCGCTGCAGGTCGGCGAGCCATTCGCCCTTCGTCTTGAGCTTCTCCAATGCAGCTTTGGTTGCGGCGCGTTCGGCGCGCTGCGCTGCCTTCTTCTCGCGTACCAGCTTCGCGGTCTGCTTGGCCTTTTCCCTCAGCATATGAGCCGTCGCGCAAGCCGGGCTGCAAACAGCCTGCATCGGCCGCTGCTGCTTGAACTTGTCCTTGCAGACGGTGCAGCGCCGCTCGCGCAAGGTAGTGCGAAGCGCGGTGGAGCGGGTGAGGCCGGTCATTTCCACTCGCTCCGGGGCAGCAGGCGCGCCGTCATGGTGTCAGTGTCTATCTCGAACCGGCCATAATCGCCGTATTCGAAGTATTCTTCGCTGAACGCCTCGCGTTCCTTTTCCATACGCGGCGTTATGTCATCCTCATCATCCGGCAGCGGATGCTTGGCGTTGATGATTTCGTAGATGGCATCCGGATCTTTGAATTGGATTTCGAGTTTCATCGTTCAGGTTCTCCCGTTGTTGTCGTAGCCCGGGCTGGCCGGGCGGGGTGGTGTTACCAGTCGCTGCTGCTTGACGAGCCGCTATCAAAGCTGCTGGATGAGCCCCAATCGCTGCTGGAGCCGCTGTCATAGGAACTGCCGGACGACCAACTGTCGCTGCCGCTAGACGACGATGAGAACGATGAGCGCTCGGAAGACGTCGAGACGGGCGACGAATCGTTGGAACTGCTGTACAGGAAGCTATCGCGGCGACGGCGCTCGTCGTCTTCCTCCGCTTCGCGCTGACGGCGCGCACGGTATTCGTCGAAACTGGAAGTGGCCCGCTGACCCATCAGCGCAGCGCTCAGGGCGTTCCCAGCCATGACGCCACCTGCCACCGATGCGACGGTGCCAAACGCTCCCATGGACTGCGGCGCGGCTGCGGGCGCAGATTGATAGTGGTGCTCGTGCACGACGGTAGAAGCACGCGGCGCCGGCGTTGCGGTCTGCGGTGCGACGCCGGATGGAGGCATGCTCGAATGCGTCGGCGCTGGCTGAGCAGGCTGTAGCGCATCCGTCTTGTAAATGGTGAAGCTCACAGTGCCCTTGTCATATTCGTATCGCCGGCGGATGACAAGATAGATGCCAACAGCGGCCACACTAAGCACAAGAATGACGGCGAGCCATGGGAAATCGTCCTTGACTGGCTGCGGATCAGGCAATGGCAGCGGCGCCGCGACAACAGCATGCGCGGGCGCCGCGGCGTCAATCTCAGCCACGACACGGCCAAACAGCGGCGATGATTTGACGTCACCGCGCTTGTCCAAGCTGGCCGCAGTCTGCAATTCCGTGTTGGCCGCCGCGCGGTTGTGATCCGCGTGCACGAGCAGGTAGGCATTGAGCAGGTGGGCCCGCGCCGATTCTGGCTTCTCACGAAGCACTTCGGCCACCATGCCGCGCGCCTCGGCATAGTTCTTTGCTGCGAGCGCGTCTTCGATCTGTGATGGGCGCGGAAACGCAAAGGCTGCCGTGCAGATGATGCTCAGGATGAGCCATGTGATAATTTTCTTCATACGTCCCTCGTTCTGGTACTGCGGTTAGCGCTCGCGCGCGAAATGGTCTCGTCAGTGCCGCTTCACACCGAGCCGCATCATCAGCATGGTGTAGTGCAGGGCGGCGATGCGTTCGTAGGCTTCGATGCGGTTCATGTCGTCTCCACTTGTTTGATGTCGACAATCCGGTAAAGCCGTTTGCCAACCCAGATGATTTCTCCGATGCTGAAGCCGGGCGCTGCGGCACGAATCGAGGATGTACGCCAATTACCGCGGCCTCTTGGTTTTACGATTAGATCGACAATCACGCGCTCTCCTTCGGTTGTTGTTCCGCCCAAGCCCTGCGCCTTTGTTCGTCCTTGGCCCGGTTGAACAGGACGCACGCTGCGTTCGTGTCGTCGTGGCGCCGGAACTTCTCGTAGCCTTCGCAGTAGCCGTGACCGGGCTGGGCTTTGGCATGGCGGTGGAAGCGGGTGCACAGGACGCAGGGCTGGGAAGGGCGGTGGGTCATATGGCATCCGGCTTGACGTCCAGGGCCTCGCGAGCGAACCGCGATTGAATCGGCAGAAGACATTCGCCGGCCGCTTCGCGCTCCAGCAGGCGCTTTGCCCATCCCAATGCATCGCCGCCGCGGAAGTCCTTCACGACGGTCATGGCGCCCAGTTCCTTCAATCGCTGCGCGGCTTCCTCGCGGCTGGTCTTCGTTTTCCCCGGCGCTGGCAGGGCAACCATCGGTTGCGGGATTTCTGGCCATTCGCCCTTGTCCATCTGCTCGGTGAGTGCGCTTTCCCAGCGACCTTTGATCTGGCTGTAGGTTTGCTCCTTCAGGTCGAACGACAAAGGCATGGCAGCCCAGTAAATCGCCGGGTGCGACCACTTGCCGTACTTGCCGTTTGCGCGTGCCTGGGTACCGGCGACGGCCTCGTAGTAGGCCGCTGTAGCGTCCAGAGGACGGCGGCACAGCTTCTTGAACTCCGGCAGCGTCGGCGGCCATTCCTTCGTGCTCAGGGCATCAACGCCGCGTTTCAGTTCCGCGCCGCTGTACCCGGCCAGTTCACGGGACCAGTGCGCGATCAGGGCATCCGTGTCTGCGCCGCCCCACTGGTCCGCGAACTTCTTGCCGTACTCCAGCAGCATGCGTTCGAACAGGCGCTCGACCCAGCGCTCCGGCAGGGCGTCAGTTGATGTCGATGATGCGAGGGTCAGGCTCATGGTTCGTGTTCCCGTTGATGCGATTGAGGAGGCGCTGCGTGTTTGCTTGTTGGGCCTGGCGCGGCGATCCTCGCGGCTGGTTTGCACGGCCGGCGTTGACCTTCGCAGCATCGGCAGACCAGCGATTCAGGATGGCTACCACGTAGGCAACCCCGATCCGCTCGCCCGGCTTAGCCTGCTTGGCCTCCGCGCAGGCAGCGGCCACGGTTTGCGGCGTTACCCCCTGTTCGGCAAGGGCGATCAGGCGAGGGTCGGCAGGTTGCGAGTCGATCCCAGCACGGCGCATGGCGATGCTCAGTTGGACATGCAGGGCCGGGTCGTCGTCAGCGCGCGCGGCCGGCGCCTGCTCGCCCAACTCCGGTTGAGTAGCTGCGCTGTATCCCGTCGAGGTTTCAGGAATCGGAGAATCAGGAATCGGAGAATCAGCCGGATTGGCACTGTGCTCGCACGGTGCTTGCACAGTGTTTGCACCGTGCCCACCTTCTGGCGGTATAGAAGACGGCTTCTCATCCCTGTGGGGATTCTGGTGTTTCCTGAATGCGAGCACCTGGATATACCGTGCTCCATCGACTTCGTAGCGCTTGAGGAAGCCCGATTTCTGCAGGCTGCACAGTGCTTCGTCGACGTCGATCTCGTCGGCCGGGAACAGGTGCATCTTGATCCGCTTGGGCTTGTCCTCGAGGCGGCCTTCGCGGTCGGCCAGGGTCCACAGGCCGATGAACAGCAGGCGGGTAGAGAACGGCAGCTCGACGAGCTCCTCGTTCGTAAAGAAGCCGGGTTTAATGTTCCGCGCCCTAGCCATGTGCGGACTCCTCGGGATAGCGTGCAGCCATCCATGAGCGGATCTCGGCTATCTCTTCTTGCTCTTCCTGCTCTACCAAATCATCGAGCAAACGAAAAAACGTGACGCCCTCGTGCGGGTCGCACCATTGGCGCGCTTGGTCCTGCAGCTCTTCAGCGTTGACCCTGAAGAACTCGCGGTATGGATTTTCGCGGTACTCGTCCAGGGCCGCGTGAATAGCTTGCTCAGCTTCGCGCGGGATAGGGGTGTCAAAAAACGCCAGCATTTCGAACGGCGTCGGGCAAGCAGTTGCCTTACTCAATTCTTCCATGCGCTCGCGAGGATGTTTCGTCGTCATGCCGATCTTGGTCAGGCCGGGCATGCTCGGGTTGGTGATGAAGTAGATGAACCCGTAGCTCATGCCGCCTCCCGATACACGTTGCCTTCGGCCAGGCGCTTGTAGATCGTGTTCATGGCCGCGGTGACTTCCCAGCGCTTGGCGATGGCCATCTGCTGGTCGTGGATCTGCAGTGCGGTTTCGATGTCGCGCAGGGCTTCGCCGTCCAGGCGAAAGTTGCCTGACTTGGCGCTGCGGATCTTGGCGCGGAATGCGCCGTCCAGAGCCGTTACCAGATGCTGGACGTACTCAGCGCCGATGCCTTTCTCGCACAGGACAAGGCCGACATTCAGCGCGCAGGCGACGCAGGACCACGATTCCTCATTTGCATCACCAGTGCGCAGGTTTTCAAACGAGAGCCAGTAGGCGACTCCAAGGTCGGTCGTCTGATCTTCGGTCAGGGTAGATGCGTTCTCGCCGCGTGCGTGGCACATGGCGATTGCAACGAGGCCGCCATGCTGCGCGACAGGCTTCGGGCGGTATTGTTTGCGGGGTTTCTTCGACTTGCTCATGCGGCCACCTTCGGAGCAGGTCCGAACAGCGCCGCAACCAGGTCGTCGCGACGGTTGATGGGCGTGAACTGGCGGACGATTCGTTGCTTCGGCATCGCCCCGGGGATGCGGCATTCGGCAGAATCGACTTTATAGGTCGAGCCGACTTTGACGGGGCCGTCATGCCACATGTACTGGTAGCCGGAGCCGCGATGAATTTCCTTGCGGCGACGATGCACGAGACCGTCACTCTCCATCTGTTCGAGGTACTTGCTGACACAGGAACGGGAGAGGCCGGTGAGCGTCCGAAGTTCTTCGTTCGAACGCGGGGCGAGTTTGAGAAATGCCGAAATGGTTTCGGACGTGAGGATGCGTTTCCTGCTCATGGCGGGCTCCCGGCTCCGATGGCAAATTTCACGATCTCCCGAGCGTGTACCGCGGCACGACGCTCCATCCAACCCTTGCGCCAGTCGACGACAGCCGGCGCATTGGGGTTCATGTGGTGATCGTCGATACCAAGACCACGATCGAACGCGTCAGCGCCGCGTTCTCGCATGATTTCTGGAGTTACTGGTTGAATGGAGTGGTCCATTACTCCTTCCCCCCTTCATCGGTAGCTGCGCGGATCTGCTGCCCGACCAGCTTTTGCGCATCGGCGGCACGACTATCAGTGCCGGCCTTCTCGATGCAGCGCTTGACGAAGTTCCAGACGACCACGCGACGGTCAGGCGAGAACTTCGGTTGTTGATTCGGTGTTTGTTGGTTCATTCAATCCTCGGTGGTCAGGAACGCATGTAAGCAGTCGGGCGCATCGTGCGGCTCGGGGCGAACTTGGCCAGTCGCTGGCCAATGCTGGGCCTACTCGATGCCCGGCTCGCCGGCTTACCATTCCGGCAGCTGAGCCACGAATCGCGCAGCTTCTTGCTTTGCGAGACGTCATCCGCTCGGCAGTCCGCCGAGAGCAAAACGAACTCGTCGGCAGTCAGGCAGGTCTTCACGATGATGTTTCGGGCGGTCTTCATGGGGCACTTCTCCTTGTTGGTGGTTCTCAGTTGGGTATTTCTCGGGACTGCGGTTGCTTAGAATCTTTTTCCTATTTGCAACTTTTTGGGCGACAAAAAAGCCGCCGAGTTACTGCGGCTTGGAATCGGTAATACGACGTCGTCGTGAATTTCGGGCAATGGGAGGACGGCACCGCTCAGCATGAAGTTGCTCGAGACGGTCGCCGATCTGCTTGGATGGGCGTGCTCCGCGCGTGCCGGCCAGATAGGCGGCGATGGTCGATTGCCCGCAGGGGACGAGATCAGCCAACTGCTGTTGCGTCAGTCCGGACTTGATCAGATCGGAGGTGATTTTTTGGGTATCCA